AAAATAGCAAAACTCATTTGTTTGGTCACTTTGGCTATGACGGATGTGTTGCCCACGCTAACTACAAATACGACTCACACCTGAAACCTTCCCATTTCAATAAAGGACACTATCACTTCCTGGGACATATCCATAAGCCTCAACGGATTAAGGATACTATTATCCTGGGAACGCAGTATTCTACGTCTTTCGGGGAAGCTAACGCACAAAAGTTTATCCATGAGTTGTTAATCCGGGACGGGAAGGTGGAGCTTGTAAGGAAGCCTATTGATTTTGGAATTAAACATGTCATTTCAAAAATAGATGAGCTTCCCGAAATGAACGCCAAACATCGGTTTGATAGCTTCTTTACTATTTTGCGTTTGAAGCTAGACTACTTAGATTCCGCGACGGAGCAAGCCTTAAAGGATGATGTATTGGCGAAGTACTCAATCAACCACCTTGAGTTTGCGTTCGAAGATGTGCTTCCTAAATTCGATTCGGGGTACGCTCCGCAAAACGATGTATTCTCTATCGATGATGATATTATACAGAAGTACATTCACGAGGCAGATACCGTCTTCACCGAGACGGAGTTATTGAAAGCGTTGGATACCATCAGAAACCATGAAGATTAACAGCATCAAGATTAAAAACTTCTTGTCTATCAAAGAGGCAGAGATTGATTTCGAATCTTACTCAAACTTAGTTCGCATTATAGGCAAGAACAAAGATACCAAGCCTACTAGTTCCAATGGAGCCGGTAAAAGTAGTATCGTGGAGTCTATTGTTTTTGCGCTGTTTGGGAAAACGATTAGAAAGACGACCGATAAAAGTTTGAAGAACCACCACACGAAAGGAAAGTGTGAAGTGGAAATTACTGTTAACGATAATGTTGTTGTTAGACGAGTAAAAAAACCTCCCATGCTCACGGTCACTGTTGACGGGAAAAACGTAACCCAAGATAGTATAATGAATACACAGAAGTATTTGGATAAAATTTTAAATACTAACTTTTCTGTGTTCCTGGCTTCGATGGTGTTTGGGCAGTCGAACAAAACGAATTTCCTTACAGCGACAGCTGAAGAGAAGAGAAACATTATCCAAAGCTTCTTGGATATCGGTGACGTATTTGAATACCGAAAGGCTATTAAATCTAAAAAAGGAAAAGCCTACCAAGAAAAGAAGATTGCGGAAACCCTGTGCGACGAGACTTTGCGAAAGAAAGAAAAGCTAGAGAGTAAAATCTCCGACGTTAAAAGTTATAAAAAACAGGCTAAGGCTCTTCTAACTTCCACCAAAGCCAAACTATTCCATAAGTTCTCTATATCGGAGCTTCAAGAAAACGAACAAAACAGATACGTGACCGAGGTCGAACTGGAATCTGCCAGCCACGGGCTAAGCCGCGTTAAGAATCGTGTATCTGAGATTAGGAGAAAGTTAAAAACATTCAAAGCTAAGCCTTGCGAGTTTTGTAATGAGGTGCCTCTTGAAGAAAGAATGTTGGTTCTGGATTGGGAGAAAGAGCTAGATGCTTGTATGCAAGATGAATCAGTTCGTAGGAAAGAAGTAAAAACTCTTAGAGAAAAGTCTGAGCAGTTCGGGGAGGTAATCACCCCTCAGGACTTTGATTTGTTTGAGAAGTATAAATCTTTCGATACAGAGCATAAAATATTAAGTTCGCAAAACAGAGACCATGTTAAACTTCTAAAGAAACACCAAAAGGAAGTTGAAGATGCCCAACGAGAATATGACCTTATGCGTTTCTGGGAGCAAGCATTCTCGGAGCAAGGTTTGATTAAGTTTGTTATTCGTAATATTTTAGCATTCTTCAATGACCGCGTAAACTACTATTTGAAATTCCTTAGTTCCTCAAATTTTTCCATAACTTTCGATGAAACTTTGAAGGAGGAAATCTATAATAAAGGGACGTTAAATTACTTTGATTCGTTGTCTGGTGGAGAGAAGCAGAAAATCTCTCTTTCCATCATGCTCGGTCTCAATGACCTCCTGCTCTTGTCTGGAAAAGAACGGTCTAACCTTCTCTTCTTTGACGAGGTGGCTGACTCCCTCGATGAGGGAGGGGTAAAGGGTCTGTATGATTTAATCATGGAGATATCCAACAACAAAAAAGTGTTCGTCATTACCCACAATGATTATCTGAATTCGCTTCTTGAAGACGAGTCAGAAAATTTATCCGTTTTGAAAAAATCAAATATAACTACTATACAATGACTAAAACTTTCAACTTAGAACCTCTTGGTACCAATTTAGTGGTAAAAAGAGCTACTGTAGAACTCACGTCTGAGTCGGGTATTATCATGCCTGAGTCAGTAACAGACCAAAAACTTAGCGAAGGGGTCGTAATGGCTGTCGGTAAGGGAACGCGTGACGCGGACGGAAACCGTGTGCCTATGGATGTAGCCGTAGGCGACGAGATTCTGTGGGGAGATTTTTCGGGTAACGATATTGTCCGGGGCGATGAGTCGTTCTGCATTCTAAACGAGAAGGATATTCTCGTAATTGTACGATAATGAGTTTTTCCATTCCTGAAGGCTCCCTAGGGGAGACCATTTTCATGGATAAGTATGCTTATCCGGGTGAAACTACGTGGAAAGAACTCGCCAAACGAGTTGCCAAGTCCGCCTCTGACCCTGAGTTCCCTGAAGTCCGGGAGAAGGTCGAGCAAAAGTTTTTCGATGCGATTAATTCGGGAGATTTTTGTCCTGGCGGTAGGATTTTGTTTGGTTCAGGACGAAGCCACCAGAACATGCTTAACTGTTATGTGTTAGACCCTGAGGACTCTGTAGAGAGTATTGGAAAGACTATTTCCGATATGTACAAGATTTCTTGTGGCGGTGGTGGCATCGGGTTCAACTTCTCCAAGATTCGACCCAAGGGCGATAATATTCAGAATATTAAAAACTCTGCTCCTGGGTCTATTAGCGTGATGCGCATGATTAACGAGATTGGCAACCATGTGCGTGCCGGTAAAAATCGTCGTACTGCGCTCATGTCTATCCTAGATATCACCCATCCAGATTTCTTGGAGTTCCTCCATGTGAAACTGGACCGCAATGAACTTACAAACTTTAACATCTCTGTAGCTATCACGAAGAAGTTCGTTGAGGCTGTGGAGAACGACGACGAATGGTACTTTACGTTTAATGGGCGTCAGAACAAATACTTTGTTTACGAAGTTGGTCGCATCTCTGAGGAAGGCAACGACACTGTGGATGTTGTGGCTAAAGACGAAGAGGACGCGCTCGGTCGTGCCCAATTACACCATCTCAAACATTATGCGGATAGATTTGAAGGAGCTAAGAAGAAGGAAATCCGCGCTCGCGAACTCTGGGAACGCATTGTAGACAATGCTATTGAATCAGGGGAACCGGGTATCTTCAACATTGATTTTGCTAACGAATACACTAACGTTTCTTATTTCGAACATATGCCAGCCACTAACCCTTGTGGCGAAGAAGTTCTTCCAGCTTACGGTAACTGTTGCTTGGGTCATGTCAATCTTGCTAACATGGTTGACATGGACGGTAATATCGATTGGCGTAGGCTTGCTCGCACGATTCGTACGGGCGTTCGGTTCTTGGATAATGTCCTTACTGCAAACCACTTCCCTATTCCGGAGTGTGACGAGGCAGGAAGCCGTTCCCGTAGAATCGGATTGGGAGTCACTGGTCTACATTACTTCCTCATCAAGGCGGGGTACAGATACGGCTCAGAAGCATGTCTGGAGTTCTTGGAACGGTTATTCGCTACAATAAGAAATGAAGCATACAAAGCTTCTATGTATCTTGCTAGAGATAAAGGAAGCTTCCCGGCGTATGATTGGAACAAATTAAAGGATGAAAAATACTTCAAAACTTTACCTTCTCGAATTCGTTCAGACATTAAGAAAACCGGACTTCGTAACGCCATTCTACTTACGGTTGCGCCGACTGGAACTATCTCTATGGTCCTGGGCGTCAGCACTGGTCTTGAGCCGATATTCGCTCCCGTCTATAAGCGTCGTTGGCGCACTGGCACTGACGGTGTCTGGAATGAGACTTATGTTGTGGATTCTTTGTTTAAAGAACTTTACCTTCGCGGACGTGACGTATCCCACTGTGTCGGGGCTTACGACGTAACTCCTGAGGAGCATATTAAGGTCCAGGCGGTGGTACAATCATATATTGATTCTGCTGTGTCTAAGACTTGTAATCTCCCTGCTGGGTTTGAATCTTCTAATCTTTATGATGATTTGCTAATGTACGCGAACGACATGAAAGGGTTTACTTTCTATCGTGCGGGTTCCCGAGGCAACGAGCCTTTAGAGGCTGTGGATATTTCTACAATCAACCTGGATACGCTTATCCAGGAGGGCAGACTAGAAGAAGCTTCAGATTCCGTAGATACTTGTAAGAGTGGAGTATGTGAGATTTAATGCCAACTTACGAATATTGTTGCGAGAATTGCGGCGAAAGGTTTGACGACCTGTGTAGTTACGAAGAGAGCAAACAGCCAAAGACTTGTCCCGTTTGCTCTCACGACAAATGCCCCCGTACGTACAATACGGGGGGAAAGCCTTGTCTGGTAAGCATTAAGGGAGTCTTGGAAACAAACTACCATGATGTTACAAGTCTAAAGGCTAAAGAGAAAGAATTTGTTGAGGGAGCTATTAAAGGCTCTCAAGAAGCACTTAAAGCTGAGAAAGGTAAATCACCGTACTCACGGAGGAAAATCCCTTACGAACAATTAGAAAAAGAGGGGACCGTAAAACGAGTCTCCGAAGAACACAAACAAGCCAGAATCAAAGCTGGACAAAAGGTCGTCCATGAGGCTGGTAAAAAAATGACCAAAGACGAAATTAACAGAGCAGGAACACGAGGAGATGCAAATTAAAATTTTAAACAAAAGCGACAACCCCACCCCAGGCTACCAATCCGAGGGTGCCGCAGGATTTGATATCGCGGCAGATGAGGATGTTACCTTGGTAGCGCGAGAGGGAAGGTTAGTTAGCACGGGTATTCATGTTATCATCCCTAAAGGGTATGAAGGTCAACTGCGTTTACGTAGTTCGATGTATAAAACCAATCTAGTAATGCCTAACTCCCCAGGCACTATCGACAGTGACTACCGGGGAGAGGTTAAGATTGCTGTTTTGAATACAAACCCGTATTGCTCCCGCAGTATTAAGAAAGGGGACCGTATTGCCCAAATGGTAATTAATAAACTGCCATCGGTCGATATTGAAGAAATCTCTGAGGAAGACTTTAATAAAGATACTACTGACCGTGGTGAGGGAGGTTTTGGTTCTACTGGTAAATAGTTTCTGAATACCTTTTCATTATGACCTTGTCAATTACTATAATGTATTGACAAGGTTTTTTTGTCATACAGGGAGATATTAATGACCTATTCATTTTCAGAAAACATTCAGCGAGGGCTCTTGTACTTAGCAAAGAGCGACCGCGCTTTCTTAATTCAGTGTGTGCCTCTCATCAAAGGCTCGTACTTTGAGTTTCCACAACACCAACGCATTTGGTCGGTGCTGAGCGATTATTACGCGAGGAATGGTACCTTGCCGACCGATGAGGCTATTCTAGAGCAGATTCGGGAAGAAAAGACTCAGAACGAGTTGATGTCCGATTACCGTGAAGAAATGGTAAACATCAACAGTCTGGACGAGACCTCCATCGACAACTCTCAGTACTACCTCGATAAGGTAGAGGAGTTTGCCAAAGAACAAGCTTTGAAGGAGGCTATTCTGGAGTCTGTAGACTTCATTAGCAAGAAGCAATTCTCCAAGGTGGAGGATACTATTAGAGGAGCTATCTCTGTTTCTCGCCATGTGGACCTAGGCGCAGATTACTTTGCTGGTATTTCCGAAAGGTGGGAGAAAGCGAAAGATAACAACTTAGCTCCTAAGTATCGGACTCCTTTTCAGGCTCTTAATTCCTCCCTTGAGGGAGGACTCGCGGGTAAAGAACTGGCTATGGTGGTTGCGCCCCCTGGGGTAGGCAAATCCCTGTTCTTGGCTAACCAAGCGGTGCAGTCGTGTTTCGACGGGCATAACGTTCTTTACATTTCTCTGGAAATGTCTGAGGACCGAGTGGCTCAGCGCCTAGACAGTATCTTTACCCGTATTAAACAGAAGGAGCTTCCTAATCGTGTTGGGGATATCGAATCTCGCATTAGTGAGATTGGAGGTCAAGTACAGTTGGGACGGCTTCGTATTAAGGAGTTCCCTACGAAGAGGGCAACCCCTACGCAGATTAGAGCGTTTATCAACCAACTCCAAAGCCATGAAGATTTTCATCCTGATGTAATTATTATTGATTACCTGGAGCTTATGGCGAGTGATTCAAAAAGTCCTGAGTACCAAAACCAAGAAAGACAAGCCCAAGAGCTTCGTGGTCTGGCTATCGAGCTTAATGCTTTGGTGTGGACCGCTACGCAAACTAACAGGGAAGGTAAAAGGGTTAAGATTATTACCGATGCCGAGCTTGCTGATTCTTATGGAAAGACTCGCGTATGCGATTTGGTATTTTCGGTTAACCAAACGGAGGAGGAGTTTGATGAAGGGCTTGCGCGTCTGTTCGTTATTAAATCCAGAAATGGAAAAGCGCGATTCCTGATTCCCGCTAAAATCAATTACCAAACTCTCGTACTATCGGAGGATATCTAATGGCAAAGACGCTACCACAGCACCCACTAACTGTTTACACCGGAATTAAAACTTTTACTATTGCGCAAAAGTCTTTAGCTAAAGACAACTTGTATGGTTGCGTGGAGTTTCCTAAAGCACTACTTACCATCGACCCAAATCAAAGTGTTGAAGATTATAAAAGCACTTTGCTGCATGAAATTTGCCACATCGGTTTTGAAATATTTGGCTTGAACGATGATGAAATGCCTACAATGGGTAACGAGTTTTTAACTACGGTAACCTCAAACATGATTTTTCAACTTGCGGGACTGAACCCCGAACTATTCCAATACATTTTTAACAATGAGTGATATCGAAAACACGTACAATACTCTCCCTGAAGAGTTTTTAAACATTACCAAGGCATATCTGTCCGTGGACGAGATGTCTATGGACGCTGCTATCAAGCGACACCCTTCAATCTTCGCCTTCTTCGGGTCAGTGCTGAGCTACGCAAAAAGAGAACGCGACAGGCTCGCTACCAAGCTGGAGATGATGGAGGCTAAGCACATGGAGCTACGGCGCGCTGAACTGGCAAGCCAAGGGACCAAAGCAACCCAAGGAGCTTTGAACGCTTACGTTCTAGTTGTGCAAGAATTAATTGACCTCAGGGATGAGGTTTTGGAAGCCGAGCATAAATATAACTTGGCGCGAAACATTACAACCTCACTGGACCATCAAAAAGATATGTTAGTTCAAATGTCTGCAAATAAACGTGCGGAAGTGAGGCTTCACGAACTATAATAGTATGTGGGACTTCTCCCACGACTGATAACTTTAAAAACTACTAAAAACATGGTTAACTTAGACGAACTACGAAAGAAGTACGAAGAGGTCACTCAACAAAACACCGGAGGCGGTAATAGTGATTTTCTGAGTAAGTTTCTTATTACTAAAGAGGGCACGTCCCTCGTGCGAATCCTTCCTTCGAAAAATGAGGACGAACAATTTTATTCAGAGACTGCTATCCACCGAATGGAGATGGACGGACAGTTTAAGAACTATCACTGCCCACGGGTAAAAGGCGACAAGTGTCCTTTGTGTGATTTGTATTATGCTCTTTGGAAGACTCCGAGCGAGGATAACCACAATCTAGCACGAAGCATCAAAGCACGTAAGCGTTATTACTTGAATGCTGTGGACCGAGAGAGCGGTGATGTTAAAATTCTGTCTATCGGCATGAAGCTTTTCGGTAAGATTTTGGATTGCTTCTTCGATGATGACTACGGCGATATTACGGACCTAGAAAACGGTTACGATTTCAAAGTGGTTAAAGACACGAACGGCGCATTCCCCAACTATGATAAGTCGGCTCCAAAACCACGTCCTTCTAAGGCGGGTAGTGATGCGGAAGTCGCAGCTTGGATGGACTCTCTTCACGATATCAAGAATCTCGTTAAGTTCGCAGAATACGATGAGCTTAAACAGTTAGCCATGATGGTCGAAGCCCGTGCAGAAGGCATGGGGGGTTCTAGCCCTTCTAGCTCTTCGGGTTCCGATGACGACTACTTGTCGCATTTGAAAAACTTGGATTAGTGAGATTTATTTTTTTACTTTTTTTATTGCAGAGTTGTGGCACCCCGCCACAACTCTCACCTTATGAACAGCATAAGGTAGATGTTCAAAATTTTAGGAGTGAGGGCTCCTCCTTAGAAAGTAAATCCCCATATGAGTTATTGAAGCTTTGGGAAACGATGTACATAGAAGCTCTATTGAACAATACCAAATTTAATGATAGATTTAAAAGAGGATAAGAAGAAGCTTAAGATTTTAGCGTGCCCTGCGAATAAAGGAGGGTGCGCTTATTATCGTGTTATAATGCCTATGGAAAAGCTTGCCGAGCTTTACCCTGATGATGTAGAGGTTCGGTTTAACTACGACCCATTGGATGCTGAAGGCGCGTCCGAAAGAGAGGGCAAACTGCTGACTCCCGACCAGTGTGAAGATATGAAATGGTGCGATATCGTATTCTTTCAAAACATTCACAACTACGGAGGGAATTACACTGTAGACATTTTAAAAGCTGCGAAAGAACTAGGTAAGTTCTCTCACTATGACACGGACGATTTGCTTACAGACCTATATGAGGGTCACCGACTAGTAAACGTTTATAAGGAGCAAAAGCTAGACCACTTAACGAAAGTTATTTATGCCAACTCGGATATGGTATCTGTAACCCAGCGTAAGTTTGCAGAGCGCATTCAAGAGTACGTAGGTAAAGCTTTAGTTATCATTAAAAACTCTATCGACTACAACCTGCCATGTTGGAACCTGCCCCGTATTGAGCTTCCACGGAAAAAAAGAAAGCATACCCGAATCGGTTGGGCTGGTGGTATCCATCACGAAGAGGACGTAAAAGAGTTCCGCTCCGTTGCCTTAGGAGTAAACACTAAAGTAGGTACTGATAACGTAACGTGGAACTTCTTTGGCAGACCTCCGAAAGGAAACAACAAGGAAGATTGGCAGCAGGACGTGTGGGACAACTACGAGAGGAGTTTATCTTTCGGCGTAAAGAAGAAAAAAAACGTGTTATTTCACGGCGCTATGGCTTCTAACGAGTATGGTAGAATGTTCCAAGGTATGGACATTGCAATCGCACCCCTACAAATGAACGCGTTTAATGATTCTAAGTCGGAAATTAAAGCGATGGAAGCGGGTCGATACGGAATCCCGCTCGTAGCGTCTAATGTTGGGTGCTACGATGAGATTATTAAAAACGGGGAAACTGGTTTCTTAATCCCTCCCGACAATCCTAGGTCTGAATGGGTCAGGGTGCTTACTAAGTTATGTAAGGACAGAGAGTACCGCGAACACCTAGGTCGTAATCTTAAGGAGATTACTGATGAGTATTACGACATTAACAAAGTAGTCGGCGGTAGGCTGGAGTTATACAGACAGGTGATGGAGATTAAAGAAAGAGCAATTGCTAACGCAAAATACAAGGAGCTTGTCCCAGGTGAGTAAGATTAGCGCACTAATTAAAACTATAGGTAGACCTACACTACAACGTGCTATCGATAGCGCAGAAAGAGAAGGTATGAGACCTATTGTTGTTTCTGATGGGTTTCCTTTATATGATGAAGAAACTGGCGAACTGAAAGTTGGGGGCGCGTATTCTGTCTTAGAACTAAAAAAGAATTGGGGCTGCTATGGTGCAGCCGCCGCTAACGCAGGAGTCGCTTTATGTGACACTGATTGGTTATTGATTTTGGATGATGATGATGAGTTGGCTAAAGGAGCAGGTGATATTATCCGGTCTAGGATTAATTATAGTCCGCATATTGATATATGGATTCCAGGTCTTTTGTTTAACAATGGTATGGTTTTGTGTGATGGTTCTAATAAGGCAGTTCAGCCTGGGAACGTAGCAGTCCCTATTGCTAGGGTTGAGTGTTTTACTGACGCCCCATTCCGCTCTAAAGTACCTGAAAAGTTCAAAGACTATGCCGACTTCTTCCAAATACAAGAGATGCACTCAATGGGGCATACTATTGGTTGGATAGGTGAACCTATTTATTTAGTTAGACCTCATTTGGAGGGTACGAACGGGAGAGGAAAATGATTACACTAGTATGTTCTACGTACAATTCCAATAAATGGATTGATGGGTATTTGGAGTCAGTTAACTCTCAAATACATCCCTCTTTTAGTATTCATTTTATTGATGCAGGGTCTACTGACGGGTCCTGGGAAAAGATTAAAGATTTTAAATTTAGAGAGGGGGTTTCAGTTAAATATACAAAAGAGCCGGGATGTTCAATTTACGAGGCGTGGAACATAGGGTATAAAGAAAGTAATACCGAGTACACTATGAATTTCAATACGGACGATAGGCTGTATCCCGCCGCACTATCCATTTTGCTAGCATACGCTAAAGAAAATCCCGAAGCAGACGTAATCTACTCGTCTTACTTAACAGCACAGGATAAAGAGCATCAGGAAATAATAAACCTATCGCTAGCCCCGAAGATGAATAAAGAGACTTTAATTGCAAACTGTATCTGCGGTCCTTTCCCCCTCGTAAGAACAAAAGCTGCTGTAGACGCGGGACTTTTCAATACTGAATTTACCATCTCTGGAGATTACGAAATGTGGCTAAGGCTTTTGTCTAAAGGACATTCTTTTTTAAATATCCCGGAAGCTATTGGGACATATTATTGGAATCCTCAAGGAATGAGTAGCAATAAGGATACCTTTAACGAACACCTAGCCCAGGATGTTAAAATACGGGGGATGTATCGATGAAGGTGATTTCTTTTAGTTTATGGGGCGATAACCCTGTGTACACCCAAGGAGCGATTAGAAACGCAGAACTAGCGTTGACAGTTTATCCGGGATGGGTGTGTCGTTTTTACGTCGGCACTTCTACCCCCGAAGATGTTGTTTCTAAGTTAGAGGGGATGGACAATTGTGAGGTTGTTCGTAAAGACGAGGAAGGAGACTGGACTGGTATGTTCTGGAGATTTGAGGCGGCAGCAGACCCTACCGTTGATGTTATGTTGTCACGAGATTGCGATTCACGTTTGAACAGCAGAGAAGCAGCTGCGGTAGATGATTGGTTAAGTGGTACGAGTAGTTTCCATATCATGCGGGACCACCCATACCATACCACTGAAATTTTAGGAGGCATGTGGGGGGCTAGGGGCATGGTTTCCAATATACAAGAAGCCATGGACAAGTTTGAGAAAGGAGATTTCTGGCAAGTAGACCAGGACTTCCTTAAAACCATATATGCACAAGTAAGACCTTTTGCTTGTGTACACGATGAATTCTTTGAGAATAAACCTTTTCCTACAAAAAGAAAAGGTAAATTATTTGTAGGACAAGCCTATAATGAACATGACGAACCGCTTCACCCGGAGCATATGGAGTTGTTGATAAGCATAAGCTAACAGAAGATTGTGTGAAAAGATTGGAATCATTTGGCTACACTACTATTGACCTTGGCATTTATGGGTGGAGGTTATTTGTAAAATGAAAACTTTTAGATTTGACGATATATGTATAAACGCTGATATGGAGAAAGCCAATGAAATGGCTAGAATTCTTCGTAATAAGTTTCCTAACTGCACTATACTTTTTTGTATCTCTCCACTGGTTCATGAGATGAACACTGGGGATGCTGTAGTTGATGAGCGCATATTCCCTAAGATTATGAATGCGTATAGTGATTTCAGAAAGTTTTATAATGTCGATAAATGTGGATGCCCCGACATAATCCCTGAGGTAACTAAAGCAAGCCACGGCTTAATCCATGTGGACCACAGACTACTTAGCAAAGAGGCTCAAGAAATGAGTATTATGGTAAGCTGTAGTTTGTCTCAATCTAAAGTCTTTGTTCCTCCGTTTAATAAGTGGAACAAGGATACCGAAGCTATCTGCGAAGAGCAAGGTATTGAACTTGTAAAGTTTGAGGATGGCTGGTTATGTATGGAGTACAATGACTTTGACCCAAGCCACGACTTATGGTATGTTCACAGCAGAGAGTTTACGTTAAAGGAGTTTAAAAAATGGATAGCTTAGATAAGTTTTCATGGGGAGGTTCAGGTATGGTCCGTGAATGTGCGGAGTGGATTTGTGAAAACATTAAAGCAGGAGCTACTGTATTGGAAGTAGGAGCAGGAGCGGTAAGCACCCAATTCTTATCAGAACGCTACACCCTCCATAGTATTGAGCAAGCCGGGGAATGGGTAGGGACTTATGAAAATGTTAATTATATTCATGCACCACTCCATAATGATTGGTACTCTTTAGAAAATTTACAACGGCTCCCTAAGGATTATGATTTACTCCTTATTGATGGACCCGTAGGAGGCAACCGATTTAAAATAATGGACCACTTAGATTTGTTTAATATTGAAAATAACTTTATTATTGTGGACGATACTTACAGACCTTTAGAAAGAAGTATAGTGAATGGTTTAGTAGCTAAAGGTAAAGAAATTGTTCTAGAAGGTAAGGAAGGAGATGCTCCTCAATTCACCGTTTTAAAATGATAGTAACAATACATCAACCTAACTTCATGCCGTGGTACCCTTTCTTTCAGAAGATAAAAGAAGCGGATGTATTTTGTATATTAACAAAGTGCCAGTTTGAGAAGAACAATTTTCAAAACAGATTTAACATGGAGGGTAGATGGCATACCATGAGCGTAAAAAAAGGTCTTACCCCTATCGACACAAAGCATTATATTAACGCGCAAAAAGATTGGAGTAAAATAAAAGAGAATTTAAAAAGTTATAGAAACATTTTAAATGAGTTTGATGATTGTATAACAGATAATTTAGCTCTTACTAACACCAACATTATAAAACGAGCGTGTGAGATGTTGGGTATAAAAACAAAAATAGTGACGGACTGGGATACCGATTTAACTTCAACAGAGAGGCTAGTAGATATATGCGCTACGTTAGGGGCTAGTGAATATCTTTCCGGTCCAAGTGGAAAGAACTACATGGATATTGATTTATTTAAAAGCAATGGTATTAATGTTGTATTTCAATCTCCTGATACTATAATAAGGAAACCTCTCTTACAAGTTTTACAAAATGAATAGACTTATACTTAGCACTGATGATAACGAAACTTACATCAACTTTTTTCCTATAGTTGCGAAAGCGTGGAAAAAGTTTTTTGACGTCGAAGTTTCCCTCGCTTATGTTACTGATAAAGATGATAAACACCCTTTAGTCGCGGAGATGCGTAAGTATGGAGAGGTTTATTTATACCCTCCCGTAGAAGGTATCCCTGCGGGGAACCAAGCTAAAATGGCTAGGTTTTTCCTAGCAAGCATGTACGGGGACGATGTTTGTATGGTGAATGATATCGATACGGCTCCTCTGTCCACACCTTATTTCGATAGAGTACTGTCTCAATACCAGCCCGGAAAACTCCTAGCAGTAGGAGCTGAAGTGTACGCTGGCACTCCACACGAAGGTAAATTTCCTATAGGGGAGATAACCGCTACAGGGGAGCTGTTTAAACAACTCATAAACCCAAAGGGTTATGATTTTTTTACGTTTATAAACTCTTTTAAATCTATAAACGTCTACGACCATAAAGAAGATATTTCAGGGAGTGAGTTCTCTGACGAATCTCTGCTTAGAGTTCTTATTGAACGGTCGAATGTAGATGTCGTACACGCCAGGAGAGATGTAGATGTGTCCGCCGAATGGGTAGACCGTTCGTTTTGGAATTTAGATATTGAAAAATTACACTCAGAAGGTTATGTCTTGGTTAATTTCCTGAGACCTCTTATGCCTCACTTTGAAGAAATAAAACCAATAATAGATTATATTTATGGAAAAGAAGAATTCACAGACATTTTCTAAAACCATTGGAATAATTGGATATGGGGAGATTGGAAAAGGGTTAAGTAACGTTTATATTGAAAAAGGTTTTAACCCTTTCATTCTAGATTTAGGTCGGGATGACGGGCTGTTCCAGGTAGACATATTAAACATTTGTATCCCGTGGAGCGACGATTTTATTGGGATTGTAAACAATTACTTGGAAGAACTCCAGCCGGGACTTGCTATCATACATTCAACTGTACCTCCAGGAACCACCCACGATATAAGCACGAAGCATCCTAACGTGGTTCACTCACCTGTCAGAGGAGTACATCCAAACTTAGACAAAGGCATTAAGACTTTTGTAAAAGTTTTTGGGGGCGCAGAGGCAAAGAGAGCCGCCGAGCATTTTGAGCATGACTTAGGTGTGGAGACTTGCGTCTACGAATCTTCACGGGCTACCGAAGTCGCAAAGCTTTTAGATACTTCGTATTATGGGGTATGTATTGCATGGCATGATTACGCTCGTAAACTATGCGAACAGCACGGCGTCAATTTTAATGAAGCTCAGTCCCATTACAACATGACCTATAATCGTGGGTATGAAGAGCTTGGTAAGTCTTATGTCGTAAGACCGACCCTCGTACCTCCTGACGAAAGTATCGGCGGTCATTGCGTAGTTCCTAACGCGGAGCTTCTTCGCGGAGAGCTAGACTCAAAACTTCTTGAAGCTATTACGGATTTAAAATGAAAGTTTTAATTATACAAGAAAACGGGAGACATGATGCCAACCGCCACCTAAGGGAATGCTTTTCTATGCAACGAGCATTGCAGTGCCAGGAAGTGAACTGCGATGTTTGGGGATTAGGGCATGATGCCCCCGAACCAGATTTTGAATCTTACGATTTAATTATTAACTTAGAGAATTATGATGAGACTGGGTGGGTCCCGGACTTGTCGAACGTACGAAGCCCAAAGAAATTTTTATGGGCAATTGATTCACATTTTAGAGGACATCACCACTACGCTCAGGAGTTTGAAAGGGGGAAGTACGACCTCATTTTACAAGCCACTAAACCTTATGTGGATGAAAACTCTACATGGTTACCTAACGCCTATGATGATGATTATATTAAGCCGTTAGGAATCTCTAAGACCATTGATACAGGTTTCTGTGGAAATATACACAACCGACAAGGTCTAATCGATTTTGCAAAGCAGCACTGGAACTGTCAGACAGACGTAATGGTTTTGGGGGATAAAATGGTGGAAGCAATTAATTCTTACAAGATACACCTCAACGCCAACATTGGTTCCGATATCAATTATCGAAACTTTGAAACTTTAGGGTGCGGAACTGTATTAGCTGCCATGGCTTATAATCTTGAACACTCAGTACAATATGAAGAGCTTGGCTTCCAGCATGGAGTAAACTGTATTTTGTTTCATAAAGATATGACAGCTGAAGGCTTTATTGAGAATGTTAACAAAGTGTTGGACGATGATGATTATAGAAAAAGCATTGAAGAAAATGCATTAGAACTTGCAAAAAAACATACGTATAAAGAAAGAGCTAAGACTATAATAGAGCTATGGGAGAGAGAAAAAAAGCATTAGTGTTAGGAGCAGGTGGTTTTATCGGAAGCCATATGGTTAAGCGCCTTAAAAAGGAAGGCTACTGGGTGAGAGGTGTAGACCTCAAGAACCCGGAGTTTGGGGACACAGAGGCTGACGAGTTCGTGATTGCAGACCTAAGAGACCCTAAAAAGGTACAGACCGTTATGCATCTAGACCAGTCCTTTGGAAAAGGGTTTGATGAAGTATACCAATTTGCTGCCGACATGGGGGGTGCCGGGTACATTTTTACGGGAGAGAATGATGCCGACGTAATGCACAATTCAGCCACAATCAACTTGAATGTAGCACATTACGCTTCTCTGTTCGAACACCCACCTAAAATATTCTACTCTTCGTCTGCGTGTATTTACCCTGAACGTAAT